GGGCAACGAATGGGCGTTCTGGTTTGGTGAACTGCAGTCGCTATGCGGACCCTGTCACCGGAGTGTCAAACAGAAAGAAGAGAAGCGCGGTTATCGCAGTGACATAGGCATTGACGGTTGGCCAACTGATTCAAGGCGCCCTGCCAATAAAGGACTGTAAATTCACAAATCAGGGGCCAGGGGGAATATCTAAAAATTCAATGTCTTCAAGATGCGACCCGGCAGTTTTTACTTCCGAGCAGTGCTCAGAAGGCGCTGCCTTCTTCGACGCGCATCAGACGAACAATCGCCGCGCGCGCGCCGAGTGTGTAGTAGGTGTCCCTCGCGTGGGCAGAGAGAACGGCAGATCGATCAGCAAGTATTCCGGCATCTTGGCAGGCCAAGCATCTACCGATTATTGGCGGGCTCAAACAGTGCCGACGAGAGTCCGCGGATTATTGGCCAGGCGTTTGCCGGCGCTGTCGCGCTTCCGGAATGAACAGCTCCTGCAGCGCTCTTTCCCGCGCCGCGGCCGGACTCTGCTTTCATTTCTTCGCCGCTTTCATGCGCGCGCGCCTTCAACCACCACTCCACGTGGACTTCATTTTATCTTGGCGGCACCCGGTTTATTCCAATGATGATCTGGATCGTTCGGCCGACCAAATATATCGCACCCCTTAATCATCCAATCAGTCTCGCCGAGCTGTTCGGCGCGCGTCTTTTGGTTATGGTGCGACGCGCATAGGCTGGCGAGCGCATCGAGAGACGGAAACGCCTCCACCGCCGAACGCACTTTCCGGCCGTGCTCCGAGATAGGGACCCGATGGTCCACTGCCTCCGCGGCGACGACTTCGGCCCTCTGCTGGAGACAGACCTCGCACAGAGGATTTTGCTGCAACTTCAGCAACCGGAGCCGTTCCCATCGTTTTGTTGAATATGGCCAGTGAGACATTTGCTCACCTCTACGCTATGAGCGCCGTCACATCGATGACCGGCCGCGGCTGCTCAGCAATCGCGATTGCCATCAGCAAACTGATGACGCCGTCGATATGGCCGATGGCGCGCTTCTTGCTCAACTTTCTGTTGGCGGTGCTATCCATTTCAACAGCAACATTTCCCATCTGCCATCGCAGGATCGGATGCGCACCATGCCGAATCCGCCGATCGAGCACCGCGGCTTCGAGCAGCTGCACCGCCGGCGACATCGAAACAAAACCCTGACCATATTCCTTGAGCGGTAGGCGCACGCCCATTTCCACACACCGAGCGTCAAAACTTTTGATAAAAGCTCGGTCATATCCGATCTGCACGAGATTATACTTGGCGCTGGCCTCGGCGACCTTGTGAATGATTGCCGAGAAATTTATCGCCGCGCCCGGCGTCGTCTCCAACAAACCGGCGTTACGCCAAGCTCGATAATGACCGCCCTCTTTGCGGTCGCGGTCGAGCAGACCTTCCGCCGGCAGCCAGAAGTACGGCAGCACAGAACCATCGTGTGGCCAATACAGAACGAGCGCACACATGTCGGTTGTTTGACTTAGATCTAAGCCCGCGTAACACGGCTTGCCGCCCAGCGCCGGCATATCGAGCGGCGCGGCGCAGCCCATCCAATCGGCATCGGAAATGAATTCAACGCGCGCATCGACTCGCATGTTGAGCCGAAGGTTTTGGAATTTGGCACGAAGACTGCTGAGCCGCTTGGCCTGTTCGGCCTGGGCGCGGAATTCGGCCACATCGAGAAACTTGCCGAGCGCCTCGTTGCAGTCGAACCAGACCTGCTCGTCGAAAATGTCGGCGCCGATCGGCGCCGCGGCCAGCTGCAGATAGATGCCCGGATCCTGACCCAGCGCCGCGTCGTCGATCAGCTGACTGAGGGGGTGAAAATCATTCGCCGCCTGCGTCGAGATGACGACACCCAAGCTCTCGCGGCGCTTGCCCATGCTCGTTCTTAACGTATCTAAAAGATCAGCGTTTGGCGCTTGCGCGAATTCGTCAAAACACCAAAAGCTCGGGGAGAGTCCGTGCGCCCGTTTGTCGTCGGCGGAAAGGCTCTCATAGACTGAGCCGGCGCCGTCGCCCTCCAACACCTCGATGACCTTGCCATATCGTTGAATATTGACGCGACCCTCAAATTCCGGGACTGCCTCGATGATCGCCTTCATCTCGGCAAAGATCAGCGCGGCCTGTAGCTTGTTGTAAGCTGCGCTGTAGCACTCACCGCGCGGCTCGCATTCGGGGCCCAATAAGTGGGCGAGCATTAAGCCGGCGACGAGTCCGGTCTTACCGTTGCCACGCGGCTCGCACTTTACTGCAATGCGGATTGTGCGGCGGCCATCCGCGGCAAGGCGGCCGTAAACGGTCTCAACAAATTTGCGTTGCCCCGGCAGCAGCTTCATCTTGGTGCCGGCCAGGATTCCTTTCGTGATGGGCAATTCTTCGAGGAAGGCAATCAACCGCGCGACACGACCACGTTTGCGCTTCCAGGCAGGTTGCCGGAATGACTGCGCGGTCCTGTTCGACTTCCTTGATGCACCCGCGCCTCTAAGGCCCATTTCCGAATCAATCCTAATTATCCAGTCACACCCGTAGCGCAGAACCCAACAAAAATTAATTCAGGCTTCGAGGGCCGCTGCGTTCCGCGGTGAGGAGGCTCTTAATTTTGAACCCTCCCCCCGCGCCCCTGAATCAATCGTTTGTTCATTTCATGTGCGTCTTCACACCCATGGTTATCGCCCATGATCGCAGCTCATGAGCAAGCAGCTGGTCACGCCATCAGACCTCCCGAAACCTGGGATAACCTTCTCCGCAAAGCTCTCTCAAAAAGTTTTAGTTATATAAGAGAATATTTTCTTACTTGTTTATCAGTAGGTTCTGTGTGTGGGGGTATTGCGGAGAAGGTTACCTCTGGCTCTTCGATGTGTGGGGGTATTGCGGAGAAGCTTCTCAGGGAACGAACAACAGGCTATTCCCGGTGCCCGCGCACCACAGGTCAGCCATTCCCGTTCCATGAGAAGTTCGCGCGATCAGGCCATAGGCGGCTAAGTCTTCAAGGACGCGCCGCACCGTGATTGTCGGCAGGTTTAAGACTTCGGCGATCTCCGTTGTGCTCAGCGACTGGAAATTACCGATGACGTCTCTCGACTGGCACAGGAGTTCATAGGCGCGTCGGCGCAGTGGCGGCACCGAGTCCAAGGCGACCCGTTCGACTATTTCCAATGCCAAAGCGCGGTCGAGCCCGAGCGTGTCCAATCCAGCGAGCAGCCGCTCCAAAGTCATGCCGATGCGGGCGGTGCCCTCGGCGCCATAGACGACATCGACCACGCGGCTGTAGCGGTCGCGCTCAACGGCACCGCGCAGCCGCACCACAAGCCGGACAATTTTATTGATCTGCTCAGTCTCGTCTCCGCTAATCAGCTGAGGCTGCGTTCCGCTGCAGCAGGCAAAAAGTCCGGCAACAGCTTCGGCCAGTTCCTTGCGCATCTGCGCCATTGCTGTCCCGACGTGTCGCAAGGCGCGTTCAAACTGTTTCTTGTCTTCGGGCACGAGACGCGACAACAGAAATCTATCGCCCATGCTGCCAATGACGCTGTGATGCGTGTCGATGACGTTGGTCGAGGCAAACAGCAGCCCTAATTTGCCGTTCCACCACAATACGCGACCGCCGTCAGTCCCGAGCCGCCTGATCCAATGCCCATCGTAAATTTCGCGCAGTGCCGCGAGAAGCTCGGCCTTTGGGTCCGAACGCATGGAAAGAATTGAGCCAAAGTCCTTGAGCACCAGAATGCCGAAGCTGCCGATCTCATTCAGCAAACCGCCGGCGGCGCCTGCAGCGCGCTGTTTTGCCGGCGTGCCGGAGAGCAAACCGGCAGGGCTCAATGTTGCTGCCTGTCGCACGTAGGGCAGACCCGACGTGGAATTGAGGATTTCGGTCTTGGCGCTCGACGGCGGTCCTATGATGCCGAGCCACACCGGATCGCCGGGCAGCAGATTGGCGGCGATCGCGCCGAGCATGGCATAGACCGGCGTGACGTCTTGCAGGATCAGCCAGCGTGCGAACACGTCCAGCGTTTCCTTGATCGTGCACGGCGTCGCGTTAATCGGCGCCGCTTGCGGTGCTGCCTGGGCGGAAGCCCGTTGTTGCCGCGGGCCGCTGCGCGGCTGCGCTCTGCCGCCGCGAGCCCCGCTGTCGATCGTGTTCCAGGCCGCTTGCGCGCCGTCGTCGGCGACCAGGCCGCAGGCTTCGGCGGCCGCGAACAGTCGCGCGCGCACTTCCTGTTCCTCAAGCTGACCACCGGCCACCAACTGAAACAGATTGAAGGCGGCAGTGTTAAGGGCGCCGTTGCGTGTTCCCGATTTTGCGTTAGCGACTGCTTGGCATTCTTGATCCAATGCCGCTTGCGCCCATGAATTTTTGTGCCGCTTGCCGGCGAGCTTGATCAACCAATCGGGCGCGGGAAGAGATGTGGCGCCGGAATCCGGGTCCCACTGGTATTGGGCGCCGTCGGCGCGCTTGCTAGGCGGCAGACAGACATAGCCGCCGGTGCCACGCACATCGATGCCGGGACCGATCTTGCCGGCGCTGTTGCGGATATCGATGCCGTTAGCCCAGCTAAAAATCAGATGCCGGCCGCCGCGCGGCGTGATGGTCATCAGGGTTTTTGGCAATGCGCCGTACTGCGCAATCAGCTGACACAGCGTCACCATGCCGTCGATATTTTTGCCGGTGTCCTTGTCTACGTCCGCGACCCACATGCCGCTTATAATTCCGGTCGGGACCCCGATCATGGCGTCGGGCCATCTGCTCCATTGCTTGCGAATTTCCGCTTCGTCGGTGCTGGCGGCCTTGAAGCCGTTAGCGATCAGCGGCTTCTTGGTTTTTGGGTCGCAGGGAAAAACGGGAAGGCCCCTGCTCGCATATTCGAGCGCTGCATCGAGTACGCTTGGTATGGTGCCCATAGCGATTTCTCATCAAGACTGACGATGGTACGTGCCGCCGAGTTTCACGAAAATTCCAAGTAAGTGTCTGCTTTGTTTTGGGGTCGGCTGGCGGTACATCACTTGCCCCGCCACGCTATCGATGAATTCTTTTTCCCAGGCGCTCAGGCGCGAAGAGTTTTTTTGACAGAATGCTGCGATCTCGATCCAGCGCGGCGCGCCGAGTTCGTCGTAGAATTCGGGCGGCGCCGTTTGCTTGCGCGCCTCTTCGGCGCGGCCTTTTTCGATGCCTTTCTCGAAGATGAGCTGAGCATCGGTGTCGGAATATTTGCGTTCCTCGATTGCGCCGTTGGCGCTCTCGATCACCGTCGCGATGTCGTTGATGCTCAACCCTTCGTCGCTGAGTTGCTGCTTCATTCGGCGCGCGGCATTGAGCACCTCGCCGTCGAAGTCCGAGGCGAGCAGCCGGAATAGCTTAGCGATGCGCTTGGCGGTCGTTTCATTGAGTTCGCTCATGACGCCACTCGGAATTTGTCGGACTCGTCGCCGATGCAGGTCCAACCCGGCCATTGCTGACGCGCGAAAAGCTCGAGATACGGACCGGCGCAAAGCTCTTCGATGCGCATGTAGACTTCGTCGGGCTTGCGCGAATGTTCGCGAATCGGCGCGACGATCAATTCGTGCACGCCGGCGGACAGTCGCTTTGGATTTCCGCGTCGTCCGAGCCAGCAAGTTTCGACGCTGTGCCGTGTGCCTTTGCCGAGGCCCATGTGCCAGCCAATACCGGATCGGTTTTGTTTGGCCCAAACGAAAGCCGAGCCGCTAAATCGAAACTCCCACGCGTCCATCAGCGGCTCGACGACAAACACATTGCAAAGGGGAATCCACAGAAACAAAAAACAATCCGGCGCCGCAACATTGGCTATGGGAATCGCGGATAGTTGCTCGACGACAAGGCAAGCGTAATGCTGCTGCGGGCTTCGCCCTTCGCCTTTACGCGACCATGCTTTGAACGGCAGCGGCGGATCAGCCATGATCGCGCCCGCGCGAATGTCGGGGAGTGCGATCATTGCCAGCAGCGCTCCTTGTGCGCGCACATCTTGCAGTGCCAATCGCTCGGCTGGTCGTAAGCGCGCGGCAGCAGCTCGCCCGCCTTTGTCGCCGTGATGATTGCGACGGCACGATCACTATGGAGCTGTGCCAGCTGTGCGTCGAATGGCACCGTAAAGTGCAGTCGCTCGCAGCTGTCGGGGTTGATTATGCTAACGAGCGCGGGATTGGTGACGTCGAGATAAGCCTGATAGATCGCGACCTGCGCCGCATAGCTGGCGTAGAGTCCGACGAGCCCGTTGCGCTCGACGGCCTTCCAACCCTTATCTTTGATGCACTTGCATTCCCACAGACAGGGATAGCAAAGCGCCGGCAATTCCGGTCCGGCCAGGATGATGCCGTCGGCATGGCCGCGAAACAGCTCCTCGGCGGCTTTGAACCGCAGCTGCTCCGCGGGCGCGAATTGAAAACCGGCCTTGATCAAGTGCTCGCGCGTTAATTGCTCGAAAAAATGCCCGCGCGCGAAAACGTCTTTGGTGCGCGCCGGGAATGCCGGGTCGCACATCCAATCATATTGCACCTTACGCAGGCATTCCGCGCCAATCTGTGAGGCGCCCAGGTAGCGGCGAAAATTCTCGCTCGGCGGTTCGGCGCGTTCGATGAGATCATTGACCAGCCGATTAAGTGGCCGTTCGGCCAGTATCTCGCGATTGAGATCAATGGCGCCAAACGCTGCTCGAGCTACACTCATCTGTTCTTCTCTTCCTGCAAATTCGTACACCGCATGCCGTGCTGACTCAGAACCGCTTTTAAAATCCAGCGCAACGATCTGATCGCATCGACTCCGGGAAGGGGCTCGAGCGTCAGCACGAATTTCACCTTCAAAAAGGGACCGGGTCTGAGGGGTCTGCCTCCGATTTGCGAATGATCTCGCCGCCGTCACGCGCGCTCGCCGCCGCGCTGATCAAGCGCGTTGCCGTCAGCAAAAAGTTGGTCATGTCGTTCTTTGACCAATCCCGCAGCGACAATTCCCAATCGATGCCGGCTTTGTCGGCGAGCGTCGGCAAAATCGATGTGATCGCCGCAACGTCACATGGTGATGGATCGAGCCCCGTCAGGCGCACGGCCTTCTCTTGATCGAGCCCTTCTGCAATCGCCTGCTGGCAGCGGGCTTCGATCCAGCCGAAGAGCGCGGCCGTGACGATCCATCCCCATTGTTGGTCACTGAGCTTGCTAAGCAGCGCCGTTGCGGGGAAACTGCCGCCATTGACCGCGACAATCCTGCGGGCGCCGGCGACGGCCGCAGCCGTCGCCTTTGCCTGCCATGCGTCTTCCTTCTGCGCGAGTTTGCTCTTCATCACCGCCCCCATTGCGGCCGCGTGAGCGCGTTCGCCGGCGGTGCTGCATGTGTCGGGGCCGCTCCGCCGTTGTTGGCTGACGGCGTCGGGACTCCGACTTGTTCGGGCTTGCCGCTGTACGGCTTGCGGTCGGGGGTGATGACTTCGAGGATTGTATTCTTGGCTGCATAGTCGCCCTGCGCCGGCCGCACGCCGAGCTTGGCGACGAAGCGAATATTATTCAGGTCGCCCCAGCCCGTTATTCGCCGCGCTGCCTGTGCGGCTTCGCTCTTGTCATCAGGGCGCACACCGCGCGCCGATTCCAGGATCGCGCGTATTTTCCGAAGCGAGATTTCGCCCGCCTCGGCGTGCCCCGACGTCGTGCCACGGATGGTAAACCACTCGAAGAATTTCTTCTTGGTGTACTGCTCAGGCCCGACCACGATGCACTCGCAATCGAGGCCCTCGCTGTCACCATTACGAGAGGTTTTCAGCCAGCCGTCTTCGCCGGCATTGCCGGGGCGCACGGTCAATTGCACGGTGACGATCGTGTTTGCCGGGATCACCTCGAACGATTTCTGTTCGCCGGCGGTATTGAGGTCGAAAAGTTTCATTTGCTCAGTCATGATTGCCCTCCTGGGGCTTTGGTTGTGAGCTTGAGCAGCAGAGCGCCGAGATCAGGTGGCTCGATTTGGTCGAGGCGCCCGCTGCGGTCCTTGGCCGGATACGACCAGGGATTCGGTGATGTCGTGACGAAGCCGCGCATTGGCGGTTTGTCGTCACCAAAATCCAAAAATTGGTAGGTGATGATTTGATCGACGATGGCGGGAATTTCGCGCGAGGTCTTGCTGCCCTCGGCCTGCAGCTGCCAAGTCGCGTGCCGGAACTCGTCGAGTACCTGCTCAAGAATGCCGACGAAGACGATGTTTTTCTCGCGCGCGTGCTGCAGGTGGTTGAGCCACATGAGCATCTCGCGCGCGTGCAGGCCGTAGGCGCCGCGAATGTCTTTCTTGCCGGTGCGCTCGCTGATACTTTCCGGTTGCTGTTCGGCGTGCCGGAATGAAAGCCGCGACGCGGCGGTCAGCGAATCCACGAAAACTGTGTCATAACGGTCACAGTTTTCGAGCGCGCCGCCGACGGCTTCATAGTGCGCCTGCGAATAGCACAGCGTTGGCGGAAAGCTCTTGTTCGCGCCAGTGATCTTCACCGCCAGATCGCGGCACTCCGACCAATCCGTCGGTCGGACGGTGTCGACGTGCAGGTCGAGCACGGCCTGATCGCCGGCCTCGATGTCGAGGAACAGCGTCCGCTTTGGGTCGAGCCGCCGTAATTGCGTGGTCTTACCGACGCCCGTCGGACCGAGCAGCAAAATCTTGGCGCCACGCTTTTCGGCGAGCCGCTCAGTGGCGGAGATGATCTTCACGGCGTCCCCCCTTTCATTTGTGTGAGCAGCAGCCGCGCCGCGGCAGTATTCTGATCGGCGAGCGCCCTGACGCCGCCGGTGGCATAAGCGGCAACGGCTTTCAAAAGGTCAGCCAATCGCGCCGCGGCACCGGCATTGAATTCGCAGTACGCGCCGCCGGTGAGCCGCGCGATTTCCTCGTAAATCCTTCGAGCCTCTTTGCTGGTCCCCTCCTGAAACGTGAAGATCGGCACGCCGAGTTCCGTCGCGCGCCGGAACAGGTCGCCGGCGTCCTCCTCGCAGGCGTCGGAAATCAGCACCGCCGCCGCGACTTTCTCGCGGGAATTCTCCTTGCGGACGTGATCGAGCACGCGGCCGATCTGTGTGTGGCCGGATTCGCAGCGCACGCGCTTCATGGCGGCGATCAGCGACGGCGCGTCGGATAGCCAGCGCGACGCCACGCATTCGCGATAACCGCGGTAATAGACGAGCTGCACATCAAGATTGCCGCCCGCGACAGCCTCGAACATTTGCGCGGTGAGCCCCGCGGCCATATCCCAGGTCGGCTCTCTCGATGCCGTGGCATCGACGCAAAACACCAGTCGGGCACGGATCGGATTGACGCGCTCAAAAAACTTTTGGAGATGCGAGCGGGCGGCGACGCCGGAGCCGGTCGTTGTTGCGGGCGTTGTCATAGCGGCGCCGCCTCTTCGACCAGCCGGAGCTTTTGCGGCGCGAGGCTCGTCAATGCGGCGCGCAATCCGTCTATGCTGGTCACGAAGCGAACGCCGCCGGGACCTACGGCAAGCAGCAAATACATCAGTTCCCAGGGCTCATCTTTGTCGAACAGCACGATTACGGGCTTGCCGATGCTGCTGGCATACATTGCTTCAAGATGCGCCGATCGCCCGCAGGGCATGAGCAGGATGAGCACGTCGCACCAGTCCAGCGCTTTCTTGTCGCGTAGAAACGCTGCGGCAACGAATGGATCGGGAAGCTCGAGCTGACGGACGTACTCCTCAAGCGTCGAGCACGACCAGCGGAAATCATTATCCTCGCGATAGTCGTAGACCTCGTGACCGGCCGAGCGCAGCACGCGGACCAGCAGCGGATAAAGCTCATTGCGCCAGGACGACGCCGGATAGATTTTCATTTTGCGTTCCTCCATTGCCATCATTTCATCGTCTGGCAGCAGCGCGTCGATTGCCGCAAATGCGGCGTCGAAGCCCAGGTCGGTCCACTCGCGCAGGATCTCGACCGCGCTCACGGGGTCGTGGCGCGAAAGCGCCCAGGCCTGCTCGGCGAGATCGCGAATTCGGGAATCAGTCATCGGGCCAGGCGTTTCAGGACTGCGCGATTTTTGCGGATTGCGGAGGGGTGACTCGGCGACCCCGATACGACCAGCACGCAGCGACTGCCGAGCGTGTTGGTGAAGCGCACTTTGTAATGAATGCCGCCGTTCTCAATTACGTGCGCTAAGCCGCGTTGGCGCAGCGTGTTGATGGC